TGTAAACACTGCAATGTGTTCAGAATTTGTCGAAAGTCTTTCTGTAGATCGACCAAGGTACTGATAGCTTCATCATCGATACAAACACCTTCTTTCTCTGCAACAATGAGAGGAAGATTATTCCACCAATTCAGTCACGTACTAGCAAAATGCGTTTTGGTACGCTTGACAATGATAAGATTGAGCCCAGGGTTCGTGAAATTGCAGAGAAAGAAGGTGTTTGTATCGATGATGAAGCTATCAGTACCTTGGTCGATCTACAGAAAGACTTTCGACAAATTCTGAACACATTGCAGTGTTTACACTATATTCGTCTGGGAGATCAGGATGGACATGATGGTCCTAGTGCATATCCAACAATCACCGCTGATTATATTCGCAAATACCTGGGTAAGCCAAGTGACAAAGAGATCGCCGGACTGGTTGAAGAGATTGTGACAAAGCCTTTTACTGAGGTATATGAAAAGATGATGCTCATACACAGGAACAACCGTTGGAACCCAATAGATCTTATCCAGAAGATTTGTGATTATGTGGTAAGGAGTTCATACTTTAGTGACCCTCAAAAAGCATATCTGACTCTTAAGCTGAGCAAACTGGAATATATGATTGTCAATGGGCGCGACACGGAAATTCAGATGGCGGCTCTGATTGGTGCTATGAAGAAGAGCTTCCTCAAGAAGTATAAGTAAACAAAAAAATCAGAAATAGTTGATGATTTTGGAGGCTGAGCCACAGTTACAGCCCTTCCCTTTCATTTCGGGATTGTGTTTAATATTGGGGTTCTTTGCAGTAGCGTCACCCCCTTTAGCGACCTGATTGCGTTGTATTCTGCGACGCCCTTTGCTACGCTTTCTAGTGCCTCTGCTACCGATGGCAACTCTCATGTACATATTGTATATTGAGAATACAATTTACGTACGTTTTACATACGTTAGGTGGATCACAGGTGCTTCATCCAGACATACAAAACCACATGTCCGGACAGGGGTAAAGGAGGCAATGCTCCTCATCATAGAAGAAACTTTAACCAAGAAACCATATACACAATTGAAAGAGCTCAAAGAACTACTTTCTAGATCTGGGTTAGGGAATCCAAGTATTTCAAGTATTTGGAGATATATCAAAGCCATTGGATGGAGCCACAAGAATCTGAAGGTGAATATATCAACAGAAAACAATACACCCGAGAAGAAAGAAGCTTTGAGGAAAAGAATCAGGAGGATCGGGATCAAAAACATCATTTGTTTTGATGAGGTTGGATTTGTACTTGGAATGAAACCAAGAAAAGGCTGGTCTCCAAAGGGTTCACCATGTGTGGTGGAGATGCCAAAAACAAAAAGAGTCCATTATACAGGTCATTTTCTGATAGGCTGTGATGGCATATTAAAATGGGAAATCTTGGAGGGTAGCAGCACAACAAGTGCATTGAGATCTTTCTTCAAGATGAATAGTCATGAGAACGATCTTGTGAAAGGGAAAACTCTTGTATTGGATAATCTGAGGTCTCATCACAACAATGAATTCAAAACAGATCTGTGTAATTTGGGGGTGACAGGACTCTGGAACCTACCATATTCTCCTGAACTGAATCCAATAGAAGAAATGTTTGGTTGGATAAAGAGGAGATTGAGAACTCAATTCATAACAACAAAGACTCAATTGGAAAAAGAAATAACCGCCCTGATCCCAGAAATCAACAAGAATGGACTGAAAAGTTATTATAGGAATTCTTATTGTTAAACAAACAATGAGAATTGATTGGACATTCGAGACATCTATTACATACAATGAAAATGTGTGAAGTTTCCCAACATAGGAAAATATATTAAAGTGGTTCGTGGATGATAAATAATTTAAAAACGATATTAATTTAGCTCTAGAGCATATTTCTGCACGGGGACATTCTGGAAGCAGATCAGAGCGGTGGTTTCAAAGTGTCCCAATGTCATTGAAATCGACTGTATTGAACCACCATTTGAATATTGTACTAATATCCAACAATGAATCTGGGGAGCATCCATAACCACGTATTTCAGTGATGTCTTTTTGCATCAGCGTATCATCAATCAACAATTCATTGCTGCGGGGGTAAATGAATCCATAATATACACCTCTTCCAACACCAAACCTTTCTTGTAAATCCTTTTTCTGTAGTCCTACCATTTTGATCGCACGGTTTAGATGCTTTTCTTTTCGTAGAGAATATGATGGGGATACGATGGTGATACCCGCATCATTGAGATATGTTTTAATATCATTATAGAGCCACTGTGGAACATGGTTCGACAGGAAAGATCCCTGTGTATTGCCTAAATATTCCAGATTGAATATCGTTTTCGATAATTTCGTAGGTCGTACAAGAGCTTGGTCACTCATATATGCATTGTAAGAAATGTGTGCAAATGTTCGCCCAGCATCTTCAAACAATTTTGTAGTTTCTATATCCCGCTCAAGGTCAATATCCCTGCATATAATCTTATCATATTGTATGGATTTACCATGCAGACTGGTAACCATGTATGACAAAAGCACTGGATATCTCGTTGCATTATACCGAGATTCATAGATCTCTGACATCTGCTTGCTGAATATGCATGCAGTGATGAGTTTTCCACCTTGAAAATTAGTGCCAAATGGATACATTGGAACAACCGCACCAGCACTCATGGTGAATTGTAGATTACCCTTCTTCCTGGTTGCTTGCGTCCATTGTATCCTTTTATCCCGTTTTGTAAGACTATAAAAATCTGAGTTCATCCCAATTATTCCAAGATATTTCCCTGATTTCTTGTCCAAAACGAACAACCGAAAATTTCTTCCCGGTTGTGAGGACTTTAATTTATGACTACTCGTTGCTTCTATCAAAAAAACCCAGAGATTCCTTTCATCTTGCGTATTTGCGATTTTCAGTTCAATTTCGACATCCAACAAATCATCCAAATCACCATTGAATACCAATGATTCATATTTCTCACGATCGCAATTGCTCGCAAAAGATGGCGGATCCCATTCTATTGTATCTAGGTTTTCCACCCATGACGAATCTTGGTCGCAAGATCCATGATTACTTCCTGAATATTTTCAATGTATTTTCAAGAATCACAACATCATTTTTAAGGAAATGTGTTATATAATCGGTTTCAATTACATTGAAACCGACTGTAATACATTATAACATATTATCATGTACTAGTTACTAATAAACAATCACATGCTGTAGCGTGTTATTTTCCATTTACGATTAAAAATAAAGAAACCGCGCTTAATGTGCTTAGTTACTGTATGCGAGGCCTCCCATTCCGCTCATGATACGGAGGACATTGTAGTTGGTGGCGTAGACGCGCACCTTGGCTTCCAGGTTGGTGCCCTCAAGCGAGCAACCAAGGAATGGCTCGATATCCTCGACGAAGCTGACTGGGAGACCAGTGGTATCGACAGTGCAGTCCTCGAGAAGAGTGTTTCCGTACTTAACCGACAGCTGCAGAGTGGCGTTGTCGATACGCGAAAAGTTAGCAGAACCACTTGGGTTGTGCTCCTCTGGGCGGATGGCAAACGAGTAAACGTTGACACCTGGGCTCAGTGGAATGTTGGTGTGGTGCTGGTATGGCTGCACCAGGTTGAAGTAATCGCCAAGGCGAGTACTGAACCTATCGTGACCGTTCAGCTGAAGCTTGGCCATCTCAACTGGGTTACCAGCAAGGTGGGGGAAGCTGTGGTCAAATGTCAGGCTGCCGAGGACATCAGTGTAGTTCGACCACTGGTTGTTAGCAAGAACACCCTCAAGGTCGTTGACCTCGCTCTTGCCAATCAGATCATCGTGCTGGACAACCCAGATCAGCTCCTTCACTGGGTGGTTGAAGTTCAGGCGGATCTTGTTGGCAGTGTTGCAGATGCTCTCCTCACCAGTGAACTGCAGCTGCTCAATCAGGTACTCGTGCGAGACCTGGGCGAAGCGGCGACGCTCATCAGTGTCAAGGTAGATGTAGTCAATGTACATCGTGGCAGCATCCAGGCTCAGGTTCGTCAGAGCTGGGTTGGCTGTGATGACTAGCTCGCTGCTTGGGCGGAACTCAACGCAGATCTTGACCTCGTGGTACTGCAGGGCAATCAGTGGCAGGGCAAGGCCAATGTTGCGGTTGAACCAGAACTGCAGTGGGATCCACAGAGTACGGCTCGACTTGGTGGCTGGACTCCACTGCTGCAGGCTGCCTGGGTAGTGGTGCTCACCACGGAAGCTACCACCAATCATCTTCTGGTAGCCACGGCGCTGGCCAGCGGCGATCGTCAGATCATTCCAGATCTGAAGCCAGTCACCGAACTGACGGTCGATGCGCTGACCACCAATTTCAATATCAACACACTTGATCAGGTGGTGACCAAGATCATCGACCCAACGGAACGAGCAACCGTTAGTCTCGACACGGGGAAGCTTGACCTGAACGTAAGCCTTCCAGATAAGATCACCGTTACGGGCAACCGTAGTCGTGACCTTGCGGCCAAAATCACCAACACCGTTGAATGTCTGCTCGATCGACTCAATGGCGAAGTTAGTGTGGCGACGGTACACTACCTTAAAATACGTGATCTGGGGCTTGCCCGTGAGATAGATATCCTGGGCGCCGTAGGCGACAAGTTGCATTAATCCTCCCGACATTTCTTAGTAGTGAGATTGTTATAATTATACATGAGATTTTAATTTCCAGCATTTTGCCCGCACTCTGAAAATTAAAAATAAATTGCAGATAATTATGTCCTTAATTCAAAGTTCACAGATTCTTAAGCTCGGTCAGGCTGAATCAGCTGGTGCCTATATTTATACCTCTGGAGCCCACGGTTTCCCAAATAGTAGTCCAAAAACATGGACAGGGGTACATGATCCTTAATCCAAAGTAGCAGAGAAAAAGTTTTTACTACATGTTGATGTTTTTTCAAGAATATTTGTCCCAGCGGCTGCGAGTTTTGCGCCGCCTATAGCGCAAGTGAAATAACTTATCCTGCTCTGTGGGTGCATCTGATGGAGCAGGCGACGGTACCGGTTTCAGCAACTGCTCTTGCTGTGTCCGATAAAGATATTTGCTGCCCTGCGAAATATACATCGGCTCCTGTGCAAGCACATCAACATTGACCGACCGATAGTCCGGCGTGTTCGTAGGCTCATCACTCGTCAAGGAATAAACCACCTTTTTAATACCATACATCCTCATGAAATGAATACACACATTGCATGGACGGGAGTTTTTCCAATAGTATTTGCCTGTCTCCCTATCAACATAGACACGTGCCACATAGATAGTCGCTCCTGCATACAATGGCCTATGCTGCTGCCGACACTTCATGGCACGCTTGGACCCAGGCTGAGACGAACTGAGCTTGGCCTTTCCCTTTCGCTTCGCGGTGCCCTACCAACTGTGGTTCTACATCTAGACCAACAAGGGCATCCTGGTGGTGGTGAGCACCATGGCAATCGGCACTGTGGTCACCATCGGGTCGCGGAGGCAACCCATAATAAGAGAGGAGTGTCGGCAACAGCTTACGAGCACGTGTCGTGCTGAGCATGGTACACATTTCGCCATGACCAGACATGCAAAACACCTTCCCCGCGAACGTCTGCCGCTCCCAATTGCTGCTACCCATGAGAGTCTGCGAGCCGTTGCGCAGAATTGCCCCTGTCGGCGACTTGGTAGTCCCCTTGAGCGACTCCTGAGCCGCTCGGTGAAGATTCTTACAAATATTGTTGGTTGCCATTTGTATCTGTATTTGTATCTGTTTACCGAAAACCAAAAAACACTTACAATATATATCATTTTTTTTCGTGATCATCCAAAATATCTCTCTGCAATTTGATGCGGTGTATAACCTCTTTCATTGATGATGTCATATCGAGCACCAGATGTGTTCAGCGCATGTGTGATCTGGTCAATGCCAACTCTCGCAGCAATGTGGACTGGTGTCGAACCCAAACCATTGACAGCATTGACATCTGCACCAGCCGCGATCAACATCTTGACTGCCACCAAGTTCTTGGCATCAATCGCGATATGCAGCAGTGTGCTTCCATCCACGCGATTATCAAATGCAGTGATCAGGCTGGGATATTGCTCTATCAGCATCTGAAATTCAGGAGGGCGATCCCAGTACAAAAAGCCACGCGCAATTTTGAACAGCGCTTCTGTCTCAGATACAGACATAGACATAGACAGATAGTGAATAGATCTGGACCGAACCCAGCACTCAATTTTGCACAACAACTATTTTCGTTGACTATTATAAACAAGACGCAATTCATATAATATATATGGGTAAATGTGGTTGTAACGCTTTTAATCTGCGGGATCTGCGCAGGGAGAGCCAACAAAGACGTCCCGCACGCCAACGACGTAAAAAGATAGGCAGCGGGGTGACCATTTCCAAGGGTGGAACCGTTATGAACTCTGCTATCACACACAATGCATCGAACAAAGTTACCAATGCATGTGGCTGTCGTACACGCCCAATATCCAGTAGCTTTTTCAACAGCACCTAATACATATGCAAAAATTGAGAAACTGGAATTGACAGCCAGCATTCGTTACAACAGAGTAATCCATTTGTAACGAATAGTAATAATAAATATGGGGAAACTAAGCACACGCGAACTTAAGTATTGGCTGACGCGCAACAGTGCTAGGGGTAATTGTTGGGCAGTTTACACAGAGATTGAGAGGATGACTGGTCACCCCGATGCTCAAGTGATCCTCCCAAGTGGTACCAAGACTGGGCGATCCCTCGGATTCATTTCACGCGAAGACCTCAAGTATGTATATACCGGTTATATGACCGAGACAGAACTAATCGCTATCGTAGAAGATAAGAAGGGGTTCTACTATCTCATCAATACCAAACGCGAACTGAAGCAGCAGTCCCAAGAAGAGCAGCATTCTGAAAATACTCCAGATGATCCAGATGATCCAGATAAAACCTCAGAAGATGATGAAAAAGGTGAGGAAAAGGCTGATTATGAGATCAAATACTCTCGCATTACGATCAGCAAATCACTCGCTGCTCTAATTGACAAATCATTGACAAAGTCGCAACGCCGTGAGATAGGAGTTGTCAAAACACCAAAGATGAGCCTCAAAGTCGAGGACAAGAAGCGCCTTGCTCGCGTCATGGGTTTCGATTTCTCTGATTCTAAAGATGATGATGCTCTCTTGGCACTCATGCGCAGATCGCTCAAAGAGATAGCCACACTCACCAAAGCAGAGGACAGGCGCATACTCGATTTATCTGGAAATTTCACAGTCACATCGAACGTTCTGGAGAGACTGACCCCCCAGGAGACAGGTCACATCGAAGAGATCGTTCTGTATCAGAATATTCGCATCAACAAGTGGGCATGGCTTGCTCGATTCCCCAAAGTGGTCAACCTGTCCGCATGGTATTTGTATCAGCTCAAGGATAATCATCTGAATGTGGTATGCAAAGCAATGCCACAACTCGTATCAGTAAATCTGCACCATTGCTACCAGATCACCAACCGCTGCATGGTTCCCATCCTACAACTGAAGAACATCGACCGAGTCTGTCTCGATAGCAAGGTTCTGATTTGCCAGAAAAATGCTTATCAGGGAGTCATCACTGCCAAAGAATGGGAGCGTCTGTACTGCCCCAAGCTCAAATACCTGATGATTAACAGTAACAACCTGACACAGGATACAATCGATTACTATCTCAAGAGTTGTCCCAACCTGTCCAGATTTATCATGAATGCACTCGTGCTCAAGAGGCTTAGAAAGAACACCAGGGAAGGATTCGGTCCAGAGACGATCACATTCCAAGCAGCAGAGGATTATCGACTCGGTTTCACTGTCAAGAAAGATATCAGCATTGATAACCTCCTGAAGGACCGCTATGAACCAGCCTACAGTGATAGTATGCTGAATATTATCAAGGCACAGATGAAGGACGAAAACCTTGTTTACTCTGACTCAGAGGAAGGTGATTCTCCTGATCTGGACACCTGTACAAGGAACGACGATTGCAAGGATGACAGTGAATGCAAGGATGACAGTGAATGCAAATGACAGTCACTGTTAGAATTTGGGTCGATGAGCTAAAATTTGCCCATGAGCTTACAAGATGAGCCCATGAGCCTGTAGCTTAGCAGTGAGATCATTCACAAGAGCCACAAGAGCATTAAATTCAGCCATAGTTGGTGCCCCTGCTGCCAATGGCACTGGGTTCGCTGCCACGAGCGACTGTTGATTAGTCAACAGTTGGACTCCTGCACCATCTCTGTATGTTGCCGCCTGTGTTGTGGTGAATGTGCCTGGCATCGGAACTGTTGCACCCACAACAGATCCATCAATCGTACCTCCATTGATATCAGCTGTCGCCATGACGGCTGTACCTGTGGTCGAGAAAGCACCTGTGACTGTCGCATTTGTTGCGCTCACTGTTGTGGCACTGACTGTTGATGCATTCACATCACCTGTCACGTCACCTGTCAAGTCACCCACAAAACCAAGCGAAGCAGTTATGTTCTCTGCATCAAGATCAGTGAAGCAGCCCACATCCGCTTTGTTCTTTCCAATTGGTGTACAGTCGATCTCGCCTCCACCGATGTCCACATTGTTTGCGACAAACTGTCCAGTTGCACTTAGCTCTGTGAACGCACCTGCTGCAGGCTGTGTTTGACCAATGATGGTATCATCTATCTCTCCCCCCTCAACATCTACATTAGCTGCGACCAGAGTGCCTGTCACGAAAGCATTAATGGTGGACACCGTTGCAGCACCGGACACGTTACCAGTCACATTACCTGTCACATTACCAGTCACATTACCTGTCACATCACCAGTCAGATCACCAGTCACATTACCTGTTAGATCACCAGTCACATTGCCAGTCACATCACCAGTCACATTACCAGTCACATCACCAGTCAGATCACCAGCAACATTACCCGTTAGATCACCAGCAACATTACCCGTTAGATCACCAGCAACATTACCTGTTAGATCACCAGTCACATTGCCAGTTACATCACCAGTCACATTACCAGTCACATCACCAGTCAGATCACCAGCAACATTACCCGTTAGATCACCAGTCACATTGCCAGT